CAGACCCGGGCATCCTACACCCCCGCCGTTAGTGAGATCTTTGTCAACGCTCGGACGTACAGTCCTATGCTCGAGTCCAAGAAGAGCCAGTACGAGGTACTCTACGACAAGATTATCGACACTAATGTCAATTTCACTAACCAGGACACCCGTGTGACACATCGGTTTGAGATTCCTCTCAACAGCACGATGGAGTTCAATGGAACTACGAGTACTTCTTATCAGCGTGGTAACATCTACCTGATTCTTCTCAGTGAGGTCGGTAGCACGACCGTCTACACCTCTCTTGCCGGAGGCGAGTACTTTGTCGGTTACTACCTGACTACTGAGTACACCGATTCTTAGGTCTTCGACGTTTTGCGGAGTTTTGACCGCATGTTTCTCCGTAGAAATAAAATAGAATTTATTCGAGATTTTATCATAGAAGCTCCCCGCAGGGGCCACCGGAGGTTGAAGGAGGCATAGAGAATTAATGCCCTTGAAGCACCCCGCAGGGGCCGCCGGAGGCAGAACCTCGCGTAGCGATTCACAGAGAACTTCTCGAAAGCCTCTAGGGCAGTATTACCTAGAGGCTGTGGAACTATCTGGTTTTCCCATAGAGTGGGTAGCTAAACAGCGTAAAAAACAGCAAAATGGTCATTGGAACTATTTTGAAAGTTGTGGATCTACAAACAGAAAATGGCGGGACGCCCCATGGTGTGCACAGTAACTCGTTAATGTACACACTAACTTGTGCGTCTCCCGTTCAAATAAACTTTGTGATACAAAGAGAAAAAGGAGATGAGCTCTCAGTCATCTGCGGCTAAGCATTGGTGCTTCACCATCAATCATTATACCGTCTCCGACGATATTGAGCTGATGGAATTACAGCCACACACCGAGTATCTCGTGTTTGGAAAGGAGGTATCTCCGACTACTGGTGTTAACCACTATCAGGGATACGTGGTTCTGAAGGAGAAGGCTCGACTGACCGCTTTGAAGAAGCGTTTATCGCGTGCACACCTTGAGGTTGCTCGTGGTACCCCTAAGCAGGCTTCCGATTATTGTAAGAAGGAGAACGACTATTTGGAGTTTGGTAAGTTGCCGGATCCTCCGCATAAGCTCGGAGGTGATGCAACTGCTACTCGTTATCAGGAGGCCTGGGAGCTAGCTAAGCTTGGCGATATTGAGGCTATAGATTCGCGAATTCGATTCGTGAATTATAACGTGGTTCGGCGCATTGCGCAGGATCACCAAAAGATGCCCGCTAATTTGGACGCTCCGGCCTGCGGTATCTGGTATCATGGGCCGCCGCGTAGCGGCAAGTCATGGAAGGCTCGGTCTACCGAGGGTACGCAGTATTTGAAACCTTGCAATAAGTGGTGGGATGGTTATCAGAACCAGGACATAGTTATTATCGAAGATATTGGGCTTGAGCATGATCTCCTTGGATATCATCTTAAGATCTGGGCAGACCGGTATGCATTTCCGGCTGAACAGAAGGGAACTACAATTTGTATCCGTCCCAAGAAGATTATCGTTACATCGAATCACACGATTGACGAGATCTTTCGTGCCGTGCCCGCGACTGTTGCGGCTTTGAAGGCACGCTTCGTAGAAGTTGAGTTTGCGCCCCGTGCTGATCCTCCTGTACTGAATACTCCTTTGGTGCTTGGAGGATGACGTCGTAGACTCGCGAGCCCGGAGGGTGAGAGAAATCTGTGCTTGGTTTAACAACGCGTTCCACTAAAAAAATAAACATTTTTCTACTTTAAAAATGTCTTCTTATGGATCCCGTTCCCGATCCTCTTCAGGAGCCCCTCCCCGCAAGCGTCAGCGCGCTATGTCTGGCACTCGTTCCACTTCTGCTTCAATCGCTAAGAAAGCTCTTCGGGAGGTGCGGAAACTCGCGAGTACGCGCGAAGTGAAACGCATCGATTTGGGCTTGGCTAACCAGGATGGCTTGGCGGTTTCCCTTAATGGGCAGTTGTGGAACATTGCCCCGATTGCCCAGGGCGCCGGTACTTCGGATAGGATCGGAGATACTGTTCAGCTGAAGAAGCTCACTGGTATTCTTACGATGAACTCGGCCAACACGAGTAACGTGTCTTATCGTTGGATTGTCGTTCGTGACAAGCAGACCCGGGCATCCTACACCCCCGCCGTTAGTGAGATCTTTGTCAACGCTCGGACGTACAGTCCTATGCTCGAGTCCAAGAAGAGCCAGTACGAGGTACTCTACGACAAGATTATCGACA